CCGAGCTTATCGCCGGGGATACCATCGAGGCGGTCAACGAGTCGCTCAAGAATGCCCGCAGCCTCATGGAGCGGGTCAAGCAGGAGATGGAGAACGAGGCCGCCCGGACGCGCGTGCCCGCCGGGGCGCCGCCGCGGACACCGCCCGACCTTTCCGCCCTTTCCCCCCGCGAGAAAATCCAGTACGCCCTGGGGGGCGCCGGCTCGTAAGGGCCGGGGAGAAAAGCTAACACAGGAGGTAGAACCAAATGGCACTAACGCTGGCAGAGGCTGCCAAGCTATCCAACGACATGCTGCTGCAGGGTGTGGTGGAGACCATCGTCAAGGACTCCCCGGTGCTGCAGCGGCTGCCCTTCATCGAAATCGTGGGCAACGGCCTGACCTATAACCAGGAGAAGACCCTGCCCAGCATCGACTTCTACGACGTGGACGACACCTGGGCCGAGTCCACGCCCACCTTCGAGCAGGTGACGGCCAACCTCAAAATCATGGGCGGCGACGCCGACGTGGACAACTTCCTCAAGGCCACCCGCTCCAACATCCAGGACCTGGAGGCGTCCGTCATCGAGCTCAAGGCCAAGGCCCTGCGCGACAAGTTCGAGGAGGCCTTTGTCTACGGCGACTCCGGGACGAGCTCCAAGCAGTTCGACGGGCTGCGCCAGCTCATTGACACCGAGACCGCCTCCGACCAGGTCATCGCCATGGGGGCCACCGGCGATACGCTGACACTGGCCAAGCTCGACGAGCTCATCGACGCCGTCAAGGGCGGCAAGCCGGACATGCTCCTGATGAGCCGGCGCTCGCGGCGCAAGCTCAACGCCCTGGTGCGGGCCGCCGGCGGCATGACCGAGACCGACCGCGACCAGTGGGGTAACTTCGTCCAGCTCTGGGACGGCGTGCCCATCGGCGTCAACGACTGGATACTGGATACCCACGTCCTCGTTGACAGCCTGGAGGACGACACCACCGGCGGCACCTGCTCCACCATCTACGCCGTCCAGTTCGGCGAGGGCGCCCTCTGCGGCCTGACCAGCCCGGGGCACCTCCAGGCCGAGCCGGTCGGCCCGCTGGAGAACAAGGACGCCTCGCGCACCCGCGTCAAGTGGTACGTCTCGCTGGCGCTGTTCAGCTCCATCAAGGCGGCCGCCCTCATCGGCGTCCAGGACTAACGGGTTTACATAACCAAGAGGAGGAGACCATGGAGAGAACCGAATCGGCCGTCTGGCGCTGCCGCTACCGGCTGAGCAAGTACCGCCAGGACATCGCGCCCTACCGGGGCCGCGAGGCGGACTTCCACCGCGCCTTCACCCCCTACGAGGTGAGGGAAGGGGAGGGGAACTGCCTGCTCAACTCCGGCATTGACGAGATGTGGGACCTCATCACCGGCGCCTCGTCCAACCACTTTAACGCCACCGACGCGCGCATCGGCGTGGGGGATGCCACCACCGCCGCCAACGCCACCCAGACCGACCTGCAGGCAGCCGCCAACAAGACCTACAAGGGCATGGAGTCCGGCTACCCCACTTCCACCAGCCAGAAGGCCACCTTCAAGGCCAGCTTCGGCGAGAGCGAGGCCAACTACGACTGGAACGAGTGGGTCGTCAAGAACAACACCAGCGCCATCTGCCTCAACCGCAAGGTCGAAGACCTGGGCACCAAGTCCGGCGGCACCTGGACGCTGGAGGTCAGCATCACTCTGAGCTAAAGGGGGAGCCATGCTCCAGCCGACCGTCAAATACAGCGGCGCTCACGTCCACAAGAACGTGCTCAAGGCGGGGATAGCCCTCTTTCCGGGGGAAGGGGGGCTATCCTACCCCCGCCACTACGTCGCCAGACCCGTCATCCCGGAGGGCGGCTACCCCGGTGAGGTGGACGAGCGGGGCGGCCCGCTTGACGCCGGGGACTACCGTAACTGGCTGGCGTCCCTGCCGACGCAAATGGTATTAAATCCCTGCCTCGTCCACTTTATCCGCATCGGGCCGGATACCACCCTTCCGCAGCTGGAAGCGGCCATCCAGCGCATCTTCACCCCCGACCTGGTGGCCACCGTCGACGCCCTGCTGGCGACCCGCGGCGCGGGCGAGCGGGCGGATATGTCGCGCCTGCGCCGCCTGATGAACTCACCCGAAAGGTTAGGCAGCGGCCCCGTCTTACCCGCAGGCTATGACCGGCAGGTTGTCATCGCTGCGGCCGAGGGCAGGTTCCGGGGTCTGGCCGGGGAGCTGGACGGCGGGGGCCGCCTGATGGGGATAGACCCGGGCACGATTGACATCGGGCCGGGGGCGATTGACCGCCCTTCGACTTGGAATACCACTGCCACAACGAATCTGTGCGCTACTAATCCTGCCAACGATAGCGGCACCCTTGACACGATAGAGCTTTGGTATTCCGGTAACACTGCTGGAGTTATTGTCGGTACTTTTTATGGCTCAAATCCCAATTTCACAAATCGCGACTACGAGGAGATAGGCAGCGTCAGCGGAGGCTCAAAGCAGGTGTTCTCCGGTCTTGACATGGACGTCGCCACGGACGACATCATCGGCGTTTACTCAAGCGCTACCGGGTATATAGAGAGGACTAACTCCGGCGTTGGCGTGTGCCAGTGCTCAGGTGCCCAGTTCGGGACCGGCCAGCAGACCTATACCTGCTGGTCGGGCTACGACCTCAGCATCTACGGCACGGGGTCGGATGCGGCCACGAATAAGACGTCCTCCGATACCGGCACCGGGGCCGACGCCCTGGCATCCCGGCTGAGCGGCCCCGCCGATGCCGGGGCGGGCGCGGAGGCGTCCGACCTGAACACCGCCGGAGAGATTACCACCGGCGATAGCGGCGTCGGGGCTGAGGCCGCCGCGGCTCTGGCGGCTATCGCGGCGAGTGATAGCGGGGCCGGCGCCGACTACAACGTCCAGCCCGGGGGGTTGACCGGCGCCGACAGCGGGTGGGGGCGGGACAGAATCCTGCTGCGCATCGAGCGGGCCGGGGCCGGGACGGACATGAGCCTGCCGGGCCGCCGCGGGCGGACAAGCATACCCAACAAGGAGGCAAGCCGATGAACCTGACCGAGATGATAGCCCTGGTCAGGATTGACCTCAACGACCAGGACAGCCAGAACTACCGCTGGACGGACGCCGAGCTGACCCGGCACATCGACCGGGCGGTGCGGGAGCTTTCCGAGCAGCTCCCCCGGCCCGCCAGGGCCACCCTGAGCACCACCGCCGACGCGCGCGAGGTGGACATCTCCGGCCTCGACGAGCGCATCATCATCCAGGCGGTGGAGTATCCCCTGGGCAACTACCCGCCCGCCTACCAGCGCTTCTCGCTCTGGGGGGACACCCTCACCATCCTCAGCGGGGCCGAGCCGGACGGCGCCGACTGCGCCGTCTACTACGGCACGCTGCACACCCTGGACGAGACCGCCTCGACGCTGCCGGCCCGCTGCGAGGACCTGGTGGCCACCGGCGCCAGCGCCTATGCCGCCATCGAGCGGGCGGCCTCCACCATCAACCAGGTCAACCTGGGCGGGACGCAGACCCCTTCCGAGTTCCGCCGCTGGGGGAGCGAGCGGCTGGCCCTCTTCCAGGAGCGGCTCAAAAAGCTGAGCTGGCGGCACAAGGTGCGCAGCCAGCAGCTCTTTAAGACGGACAGCGACGAAGCGGCGGAGGGATAAGATAGATGCGCAGTCTCACGGCAACGCTGCTGGCCGCCCAGAAGCAGGCGTCGGCGACACCCGGTATCAAGCTCACGGCGCGCAACGACTTCGGCGGGGTCGTCCGCTACGACTGGGAGCGCCTCTACAGCGGCGATGAGGCCGATTACTACCACGCCCTGGCCGTCCCCGGCGACGGCTCGCTCGTCCGCGCCCGGCTGACACCTGCCGGCGAATCGCGCCAGCTCTACCGGCAGCGGGTGGCCAGCCCCGGCCCGGGGAGCGACTTCAGCCAGTGGGTCTATACCGGCCAGTACGACTGCCTGGCGGTGGCCGCGGCGGCCCTGGGGGCGGAGGTCTCTATCTTCTGGATTAAGTACAACCGGGAAATCCGCCGCATCGTTTCCGCCGATTACGGCGCCAGCTGGGGCAGCCCCGAGCTTATCGACTACACGCCGACGACCTCCGTCCACGGTATGGCCGCCGCCTATAAGCCCAACGGCGACCTGGCCATCTTTTTCGCCGACCAGGCCATCCTCTACGTGCAGCAGCGCACCGGCGGGCAGTGGCAGGCGCGGGTGGCCTGGGACAAGAGCACCGGCGACCTCTCCGGGGTAGCCGCCGCCTACGATGGGGACTGGAACCTGCTCGCCACCGGGCAGGACGCCTCCGGCGACGACAAGCTCTGGGCACTGGTTTACGGCGACGGCGGCGAGGCAGGCGCCGGCACCTGGTCGGCGCTTAAGGAGCTGGCCTCGGCCCCCTCCGGCGGCGATTACGAATACCGCCAGCCCTTCCTGGACAAAACGGATGCCTACCGCTGCTTCTTCAGCGAGGTATTCACCGGCACCGAGGCCTACAGCCGCCCCTTCCACGCGCACGCCGTCCCCGGCAGCGCCTTTACGGACGGCCTCTGGCGCGAGCCGGTGCCCTTCGATTTGTCCCAGGAGTACGGCCTGGCCCTGGCCCACCACGGCGATTACGCCTGGCTCTCCTGCCCCCGCGGCGTCTGGCGGGCGGCGCTGGCCCCCCGCACCCTGGAAATTTCGGCGGACTGCCTGGCCGCCCGGGTGGAGCTGGGAGAGACCTCCGGCGCGCTGACCGTGGAGCTGCGCAACGACGACGGGCGCTACGCCGCGCCGGGCGAAGGGGAGCTTATTGACCTGGCGCCCGGTGGGCGGCTCGATTTCTCGTCCGGCTATATCACGAGCCAGGGCGAGGAGTACAGCGACGGCCTGAGCTTCTATCTGGAATCCGGCGAGCACACCAGCGCCGGGGGCGCCGCCTCCCTGCTGCTCCACGCCCGCGACGGCTGGGGGGCGCTGGCCGGCTGGCGGGCGCGCTGCCAGCTGCGCTGGAATAAAGGCTCCGGCGATACCAGCGTCCGAGAGATTCTGGCCTTTATCCTGGCGCGGGTGGGGCTTAAGTTAAGCGTCGTCTCGGCGTCGGCGGCGGCCACCGGCTTCTGCCCGGATTTTACCGTCAGCGCCGGCAACGACGGCGCCGCCGCCGTCCGCAAGCTGCTCTCTTTTATCCCCGATTGCATCTTCATCGAGGGGGACACGGCCTACCTGGTCAACCCGCTGGCCGACGACGAGGCGGTCTACAGCTACGGCACCGGCCACGCCGTCCGCGAGGGCCGCTACGCCGGCGGGGCGCTGACAGCCAACCGCGTCCAGGTGGAGGGCTACGACGAAGGTGCGGACGAGCTGGTGGTGGCCGAGATCTTCGACTGGGGGGAGATAGGCCGCCTCAACGACCGGCTGCTCCAGGTGAGCGACCGCAACATCGCTACCGTGGCCGAGGCGGCGGCGCGAGGGCAGGCCTGCCTGCGGCGGGCGGAAATCGAAGCCTTCGGCG